CGCAGAGGATCTCCTGGTCGCCATGAAAATGGCTTACATGGACGCCGGGGGCGAACTGCTGAAAGCCGGGGACGAAAAGGACATGCTGCTGCACGCGGTTCACGCCGTGCTGATGCAGGGCTTCGCCAGCGTGGACAACGCGCTGAGGATGGCAACCCTGCGCTACGCGCAGCGGGAATACCTGAAAGTGATCGGCGAAAACCGCAACTGCCCGTACATCGAAGCGGAAAAGGCCACGGCGACCATCGAGATCACGTTCAAGGCCACCGGGCGCACAGACACCCTGGCGGCGGGCGAGGCAATCACGGCGGACGGCGAGATCATGTATCTGCTGGACGAGGAAGTGACCGATACCGGGGCGGCGCAGACCGTGACCGTGAGCGTGACGTGCGCGATTGCGGGCAGCGCCGGAAACAGCCTTTTGGAGGGAGTGCAGATGCAGGCCGTCATTACCCATGAGGGCATATACAGCATCTACTGCACCGAGGACGCGACGGGCGGCATGGACGATGAGGACTTCGAGGTATACCGTGAGCGCATCCGGGAGCACGGGCTGACGAGTATCACCACAGGCCCCGCCGCGCAGTATGAATCCGCCGCGAAAGCGGTATCATCGAACATACTGGACGCGAACGCGATTCGGACGGCGGCCGGACAGGTGGGCGTTTACCTGTTGCTGTATGACAACACAGGCAGCGCGGCCATCATCCAGGCCGTGACCGACGCGCTTTCCCCACAGGACGTGCGCCCGTTGACCGACCTGATTACCGTATCGCTGGCGACGCCGGTCACGTACACGCTGAACGTCCAATATCAGGCGGATTCTGGCAGCAACGTCGCCGCGATCATCGACGATGTTGTGGCCGAGTATCAGGCATGGCAGGATCACGTCATCGGGCAGGCGTTCAACCCGGACCGACTGATGGCCCTTTTGTATCAGGCGGGATGCACCCGCGTGGTATGGGGCACCGGCAGCAATTTCAACGGCGGCAATGTCGAGTATACAACCATTCAGCCCTATCAGCATTGCAAGGGCACGATCAGCACGGCGGTGATGCAGTGATGTTTAGTATTGACGTGGCGGACCTGTTTCCGCGCTTCCTGCTGAACGACAAAAACGGCTACGCGATGGCAAAGGCCATAGAAGCGGGCCTTAATTATTTCCTGGGGAAGTGCCTGGACGGGCTTGATTGCGTGCTGAACGTGGAGAAGATGTCCGAATGGCGGCTTGATGAAATGGCGTGGGAGTTCAATATACTGTACGACTACACCGAGGAAATAGAGATCAAGCGTAACTGGATCAGGGATGCCGTCGAATACTACGCGAAGTATGGGACCGCCGCCGCCATCGTGAAGTATCTGAAAGGCAAATTCGACAGCGTGACCGTGGAAGAATGGTGGGAGTACGAGGGCGACCCCTGCCATTTCAGGGTGATCGTCACCGGCGAATGGTCGGACGTGGCCGACGAATGGGCGAAGAAAGCCATCGCCGAGGTCCAGAATGAGCGTTCGGTACTCGACAACATCATATTCAACAGCGGCAGCGTGACGGCAGACCTGAACGTCGCGGCGTCGGTCTGCGGCATTGACATCACGGATGAGATCGTGATGGTCTGATTACTTCTATATATCGCGCGTGACGCGAGGAACGGAGGAAAACACATGGCATGGATAGGGGTTGTCACCAACGCAGGGCGGGCGCTGCTGGACAGCTACGCCGAGGGCGATCATACGTTGACACTGCTGGGCGCGACGGTCGGCAGCGGAACGGTGGCCGAAGCCAATCTGCGCGTCCAGACCGCGCTTTCCAGCGAAAAGGACGACGGCTCGATCATCAGCGTTGAAGCCGTCGATGGCGGCACGAAGTACAAGATACAGGTCGGCCCGGCGAGTGCGGAGGTCGGCGCGTACACAGCCCACCAGATCGGCCTATGGGCGAAGCTGGACGATGGATCAAGCACGCTGCTTCTGCTGGCCCAGGACAGCGATACGGGCGTCTCTGTGCCGCTGGCAAGCGTTTCCCCGAATTTCGCCTTTGCCGTGTTCGCGGTGCTGGCCGTGGACAACACGGATACGCTGACCGTGAACATCGACGAAACGGCCTATGTGACGGTCGGCACGATGAACGCGGCACTGGCCGCACAGCGGGCGCACTACGATAACGCGCTGGCGAAAATCGGCCTGACCGTCTATGACGATCAATTCTATATTCAGCCCTACGAGGGCGACGATGAGGAGGAATAAACCATGAGTGGAACCCCTGATACCCCGTTCTACCCAATGACGCATGATGACGCGCTGGCGCTGATCGCGGCAATTGTCGCCCTCACCCCAGGTCTCGTCACCACATCCCAGCGCGGTATGCTGGCCCCTGACGCGGAAGCCATTGCGGACGGCTTCATCAAGATTGCGACCAGCTCCAACAAGGGCCTGTTGAGCAAGGCTTTCGCGGCACTGCTCGAAAACCCGGACAAGATCACGTTCTACGCGAACAGCGTGACCGGCAACGCCGGATTCCACAACAGCATCTATCGCGGGAAGTCGCTCGGCTCGTCCGTCACGGCGGCGCAGTATGCGGCCATCGGCGCGGGCACGTTCGACGACCTTTTCATCGGCGACTACTGGACAATCGGTGGCGTGACGTGGAGAATTGCCGCGTTCGATTACTGGTATGGCTACGGCGATACCGCGTGCAGCACGCACCACATCGTCATTGTACCAGACGAAAACCTGAACGTTGCGAACGGCAGCACGACCCACTGGATGAACGCGACCGATACCACCGTGGGCGCTTATGTCGGCACCGACTGGCGTACCGGCAACAACAGCAACAGCGGCAGGGCTGATTGCATCAGCAAGATCAACTCCGCGTTCGGCTCTGGCCACATCCTGACCTATCGCGGGCATTTGCAGAATGCCATCACCAATCCCAGCGGAAGCATCGCCTACGAGAGCGCCGGAACATGGTATGACTGCACTGTGGAGATCATGACCGAGCGCATGGTCTACGGCTGTGACATCTTCAACAATGTCATGGCGTCCGGCGTCATCCCGAACCTTTACAGCATCGACCACTCCCAGCTCCCGCTTTTCGCGCACAATCACCGGCACATCTGCAACCGTGCGCTCTGGTGGCTGCGGGATGTCGTTTCGACGACGCATTTCGCCTATGTTACCAACTACGGCAACTGCAACTACCTCGGTGCGTCGCACACCTGGGTCGGCGTTCGCCCCGCTTTCGGTATCAGAGCGTAAGCGAATCTTTAATCCCCGCCCCTTGTGGGCGGGTGAACGGAGGGATGCTATATGAGCGTACCGAAGGGACGACGGCAACAATCCCGGTTTGAGGCGCAACACCAATTCTACAAGCTGCGGACGGAGGTCACGGCGCTGGTGCTGAACGACTTTGGATTTTCAGAGGAAAAGTATAAGGCCAAGATGATGAAGTATCGCGCCGCCCATGCAAACGCGCCCAACATCGACGACATCGAGGAGCGCTGGCGGCGCAAGAACGAGAGCTTCAAGCGCTGGTTCGTGGATGAAGAAGGCCGCGCCGTGATCGACCTGATGCGCGACATAGAACGGGAGTTTACGGTCGGCAATTCCATCTATCCCTCCGAGACACCGGCGAAGCTGATGGAGTTCCTCGTCCGGCGCTGGCACATGAACCGCGCCATCGGCCTGTGCTACGCGCTGAAACAGGAACTCAACTACGTCATCCGCACTCTGCCCGTGGACGTGAATAAGTTTGAGCGATTCGCGGTATTGATCGACCAACAAATCGCCCTGTACAAGGGTGTCCGTCAAGCGGACAACCGGCTTATCAAGCCCAAGAAGGAAAAGGGTGAACAACCCCGGACAATAGAGGGTGAGATCACGAAAATCTTTGACGGCGTTGCATCCATCATCCGCAGGATAGGACGCATTGAGCAGCGCAACGCCGACATGGATAATGGGTAGCCTTTGATCGTGCGAACTGGTGGCTGCGGGATGTCGTTTCGACGACGAATTTCGCCAATGTGAACAACAACGGCAACTGCAACTACAACGGTGCGTCGAACAACTGGGTCGGCGTTCGCCCCGATTTTGGAAACGCGAATAAGTCCTCACATGAGGCAGCGTTTTGACCGAAAGGAAGGGCTATCCGTGTCGTGCTGATGTGCGACTAAATGACAGCGCGGAAACGCGGAGCCGCGCGTGCCGGTTTGCTCTATGCGGTGAGATACGTCCAGCCGATGACCGGGGCTTAATCCGAAAGGAGGCACGCACTTTTTCATGGGAAAACTGTCAGACCTGAACCTGCTCTATGAATCCTTTGTTGCCTCCTTGAAGGGCAGCGCATGGAAGGAAGAACCGCAGAGATTTGAGATCGACTTCCTCTCCGAACTCGTGCGCCTGAAACATGAGATCGACGACAGGACGTATATGACACTGCCGGAGATCGAGTTTACCCTGAACGAACGCGGAAAAGTCCGACATATCCACGGAGCGAGAATCCGCGACAGGGTTGTGCGTCACGTCCTTTGCGACGGTGAGCTTTCCGAAAAGCTGCGCCCGTTCCTGATCTACAATAACGCGGCAAGCCAGAAGGGAAAAGGAATCGCGTTCGCCCGTGCGATATTCGAGCGCGATCTTCACAACTTCTGGCTGAAATACAGAACCAATGATGGCTACATCGCGTTCGTTGACCTGTCCAAGTATTACGATAACATACGACACGATAAGGTCAGGGAGATGGTCATACCGCTGCTCTCTGATGAAGCGTCGTGGCTGCTCGACGAAATCCTGAGCACGTTTGAGGTAGACGTTTCGTACATGACGGATGAGGAATACGACCGGTGTTTGGACGAAAAGTTCAATTCGGTATGGTACTACGAGCACGTCCCAGAAGAAGCAAGAACCGGCGAAAAGTACATGCCGAAATCTGCGGACATCGGAGATCAGGTGTCGCAGGACATAGGCATCTACTTTCCCACCCGCATCGACAACTACGTCAAGATCGTGCGCGGGTGCAAGTGGTACGGGCGCTACATGGACGACATGTATATCATCTGCCGGGACAGGGAGGAATTGAAAAGCATCGTGGAGGGCGTCAAGGCGGAGGCGACGGCGCTGGGTCTGTTCATCAATGACCGTAAGACGCGAATCGTCCGGCTGCGCGACACATTCAAGTTTCTCCAGATCAGGTATTCGCTGACGGCCACTGGCAAGGTTATCCGGCGCATCAATCCAAGCTCCGTTACGCGGGAACGGCGCAGGATCAAAGCCTACAAGCGGCTTATGGACGCCGGGAAGATGCAGTATGTTGACATCGAGCAAGCCGTGAAAAGCTGGATTGCCGACTATTCCAGGCTGATGTCCAAGCAACAGATCGACCACATGAAAGCGCTCTACATAGCGCTTTTCGGAAAGGAGCTATCATGGAAGCCACAATCAAATTCAAAGACCAAACGGAAATGACGGTGGAAAAGAACGGCGATTGCTACATCCTGCCGTCGAAGCCGCTGTTTCCCGCTGATTTTTCCGTCGTTACCATCGAGAGCGACGACGGGGAAAAGGTCTACACCAACGCCTACCTGATCGAGTGCGCCAGCATCGACGGGCGCTTCTGGTTCGCGTTTGGGGAGGAATCGCAGGACGTAATCGAGCGCAAGGCATTGGAAGCTCGCCTCGATGAAGCTGAGGCCGCACTGATCGAACTGGCCGGGATGATTGGGGGGATAGAGTAATGGTCGCTATCTATGTTCGCTGGATTCGCGCAGGCAGGATGACGCTGGAGGAAGTGCCCGCGCGATGGCGGGACGAAGTGGAAGCGCTGCTGGAGGAATAACCATGAGCACAGGCAACGTGATAGGACTGATACTCATTGTGCTTTCGGCGTTATGGATCGTCGCCTATCTGTTTGTCAAGTAGCGCCGGAGGACAGAAAACCAATGCACAAGGCCAACGCGCCGCCCGAATCGGGGCGGCTTTTCTATGTCATCCAGCCAAGACAGGACGAAACCGTGGATGTGTACCTTATGCCGTTTCGCGGCGTGACGCTCGTCGTGCGCGGGGTTGTGCCGTGGGACGGCATGGAGGACGATATTCGCGCCCGCTATTACGCCTGGTGCGAGAGCGCGGAAATTGATACGAAGGGGTGGATGTCGTGAAGATCATCGGAGAAATCGCGTTGATTATCGGGCTGCCGGTCGGCGTCTTTCTCGCGGTTAGCATCGTAACGATGGTAAGTATTTACTGGTGTCACCCGCAAGGCTACATGAAACGGAGGAATAGGCTATGATCTGCGACGTATCGAAACATCAAGGCAAGATCGACTGGGACGCGCTCGCGCCGAACCTCGATTATGTAGCCATCAAGGCCAGTGGCAAGTACGCCAATGACGGCGACCCGTGCTACGCCGACAACGTGGCCGGTGCGGTGTCTCACGGCGTCGCATTCCACGCATATCACTTCCTCTACTGCCAGACGGAAAAGGAAGCTCGCAGAGACGCAGGCCTGTTCTACCGCAAGGTCATGGAGCAGGGCCACATCCCCGTGTTTTGGGCGCTTGACTGCGAGGCTGGCTGGGGCATTCCAAACAAACAGGCGCGGCCTGTCGCAGAGGCTTTCGAGGCCGAACTCCGGCGGCTGGCAGGCGCAGACATCCTCGTGGCGATCTACGTCGCGCAGGAAAAATACTACGCCTACGCGCTGGACTACGACCATTACGCCTACGTCTGGATTCCTGGGTATGGCGAACAGTGGAAACCGCCCATGCCTCATGACGTATGGCAGTATACGAGCGATGGACGGCTCCCCGGCATCAATGGCCGTGTAGACCTCAACATCCTCTCAGGGCGCAAGCCCATGTCCTATTTCAAGACCGGCATTATGCCTGACGAATCACATGGAGGTGATGAAACTATGTTGACTGGACGGATGCTCGCCGCGTTCTGCATCGAAGTACACAAGGCGCTATGGGCCTACTGGTACGGCACCTACGGCAAGCAGTGCAGCAAGAGCCTGTACGAAGCGAAGAAGAAGCAGTACCCCAGCCACTACACGGCATCGAGGGAATCCGGCTACATGAAGGATATTGCCGCCGGGAAAAGATGCGCCGACTGCGTTGGCATGATAAAGGCCTTTTTCTGGACAGGGGGCGTGTTCGGCGCGGAGCCGAAGTACGGCTCGAACAACTGCCCGGACAAATCCGCGAACGGCATGTTCGCCCTCTGCTGCGAGAAAGGCCCGATCAAGACCATCCCGGACATCCCGGGCATTGTGGTACATAAATCCGGGCACATCGGCGTCTACGTCGGCGACGGCATGGTCGTCGAAATGAAGGGATTTGCGCAGGATTGCCTGTACCGCAAGGTCTCGGCGGGCGGTTGGGATGAATGGGGCAAGCTGCCTCCTTCCATGATCTCATACCTCGATGAACCGATGCCCGAACCGACGCCGGAGCCGGTCGGCGACCGCGATCTCCGTAACGGCTGCGTTGGCGAGGACGTGCGACAGCTCCAGCTCAACCTCATTCAGCTCGGCTACTCCTGCGGCAAGTGGGGCGCTGACGGCGAGTTCGGCGATTGCACAGAGCAGGCACTTGAAGCGTTCCAGCGTGACAACGGAATCGACGATAGCGGCGTGTTCGACGGCGTGACCCGCGAGGCGATGGAAAAGGCGCTGGATGCCGATGACGAGCCGAAGGAGAACCCGCGCGACGTGAAGATCGTCGGCGGCAACTGCTACGTCCGCGCCGCGCCCAACACGTCCGGGAAGAAACTCGGCGTCGCTCATGAGGGCGACATCCTCCAGTATCAGGGACAGACAAGCCCCGAAGGATGGCATCTGGTCGTCTATAAAAATGCAAACGGCTGGGTGTCCGGGAAGTACAGCCGATTGGAGGGGTGATTAACGTGGATTTGAGCGCAGTTACCCCCAATGATCTGATGCACGCCGTCCTGGTCATCCTGGCGGTTTTCGCCGCAATCGTGACCATTGATAAGGTCATCGACATCGTTAAAAAATGGCGTGCGCCGACAACGGACACGGAGAAGAAATTGGCAAACGATAAGAAAAGGCTTGACGAACACGAGGAAGCCATAACCGATTTGCGCGAGAGCCAACAGGTGATATGCTCCGCGCTGCTGGCAATTCTGGATCACGGGATTCACAACGGGAATACCGACCAGATGGAAAAGGCCCGTGGTGAATTGATGGCTTACCTGTCGAAGCACATCGGAAACTAAGATCAGCCCGTTTGATGTCACACGTTCCCCTTACACGCGCGTTAAGTTCATACAGAGATATGTCACGCGCGTGTAAGTTTGT